GGAGGCGGAGGCGCCCGAGGAGGCGAAGCCCGCTGACGCCGGCGAGGCGCCCGAGTCCGAGGCTCAGCCGGCCGAAGCTCCTAGGCCTGAAGACCCGCGCGTCGCCGACCTGCAGGCCAAGCTGGCCGCTGCGACCGCGCAGGCTTCCGCTATTGCCGCGCTCGCTAACGCCGGCCTCCCCATCAGTCTTGCCGGCCTTGTCGCCGCCGGCAACCCCGGCGATATCGAATCCAACGTGGAGGCGCTCGCCCAGGCCATCGCCGATGCGGCCGCGCAGAAGAACACCCCCGCCCAGCCGTCTCTTCCGCCCGACGCGGATGAGCCTGAAGAGGACATGCGGGCCCGCGCCCGCAGGATCTTCGCCTGACCGAACGAACACTGAAGGAGAAACCAAATGGCGAACTTCGCAACGACCGGCAGGAAGGTCGTCCTCTCGGACATCGCCTCCCTCCATTACCTGTCCAGCATCGCCTTGACCGTCAACCGCGACGCCGAGGCCGGCTACGAGCGCGGCTACGGCTCGACCGTTGACGTCGCCATGCCCGTCGAGGCCGCCTCCGGCACGCGCAGCAGCGCCCAGCGTGAGGCCCGCACCGCGATCACGTTCGGCGACCTGACCCGCAAGTACGTCCCCGTTAAGCTCGAGGACGAGCTCTACTCCGCGGTCCGGCTGCCTTCCGAGTGGTTGACCTGGACGCTCGCCGACTTCGAGCGTGAAGTCGTCAAGCCCCAGGCCGAGGCTGTCGCCTCCCTTATTCCCGGGAAGCTCGGCGCTGTCATGGCGACCGTTCAGGCTTCGCAGGCTGCCGACCCGAACGCTGCCGGTGTTGCCTACACCGACGCGAAGGCCCTCAAGTTCAAGGCCGACGGCTCCAACCTCCTTGAGGTCGTTGCCCGCGCCAACCGGATCCTCAACAATGGGAAGGTCCCGTTCATCAACCGGACTCTCGCTGTCGGCCCTGGTGTCGCCGAGGTGTTCCGCAAGAACAAGGACCTCCTGAACGTGTCCTTCTCCGCCGACAACGGCGGTCTGCTGCACGACGCCACCATCGCGAAGGTCGGCGGCTTCACTGTTGTTGAGGAGCCCGCGCTCCCCGAGGCGTTCTCCGTGTTCTACGAGAAGAACGCCTTCGCTCTGGCTGTTCGTGCCGCCGACGTCCCGGCTGGCGCTACGTTCGGCGACAGTGTCGCCCAGGATGGTTTCGCTCTGCGTCACATCTGCGACTACGACCCGACGTACGCCGAGGATCGTTCCGTCGTGGATGCTTACTTCGGCGCCGCCGTCCTCGACAGCCGCCGCGCTACCGCGGCCGGCCTGGCCTGAGCGGGCTGTGATGGCTGCTACCCCGCTCGCTTCTGTTGAGGATCTCGCCGGCTGGCTCGGCGAGCCTATAGCCGATGACGCCGACAAGAAGCGGGCGGGGTGGCTGCTCCGTCGCGCCTCCTCCCTCGTGAACGAGGAGGCCGACCGGATCCGCGACCCATGGACTGTCGAGACTGTTCCGCCCGGCGTCCAGGAGATCGTGCTGTCGTGCGCCGCTCGCGCATACGACAACCCTGAAGGCTGGACGGGCGAACGCCTTGATGATTGGATGGGGACCGGCAAGAAAGTCGACGAGGCAGGCCTGTTCCTAACGGCGACGGAGCGCCGCGCCCTGCTCGCGTACGCCCCCTCGGGTCCGTCCGGGGTCGGCATTCTCCGCACCACGCGCGAAGTGTGGCCGCCCGCATCTCTGAACGCGGCGCCGTACACGTTCGACGAGTGGGCGCGGCCATGAGCGCCCTCCGGACCCGCCGTCGACGGGCGAGCTGGCTCATGGTGGATGCCTGCGTCATCGACCGGCCGACTGGATCCATGAACTGGAACTCCGACACGAAGCGCGACGAGCCGACGCTCGAGCGCGTCTACGAAGGGAAGTGCCGGCTGAAGCAAACCACCATGTATGGGGCGTCGCAGACCGTAGGCGGCCACACGTACACGGTGCAGCAGACCGAGCTGCACATCCCGTACGGCTCCTACGATGCCCGCGTGGACGACGTCGCCACAGTGACTGGCTACCGGTACGGTTTTCGCGTGCGCGGCTTGATCAACCTGACGCACGCGACCGCGCAGCGGCTCCTCGTGGACGCGGTGACGGCATGAGTGGCAGCCAGGTTGACGCGTCGCAGCTGACGGCGCTGGCGGCCGACTTTCTGTCTGCCGGCGAAGCCACTGAGGCGGTTAAGGTATCTGTCCGGAACGCGTTGGATGCCGCAAAGGAGCGCGCCCGAAAGGATTATGCGGCTTTTCCTGACAAGGGGATCGCGAAGGTCGGCCAGGAGTTCTCCTACGACACGAAAGGAGGGGGCGCCGTAGTGGAGGCCCAGTTCGGCCCGTCGAAGCCGCGTGGCGCCCTCGCGAACATTGCGATCTGGGGGACCTCCCGCGGCGGTGGCGGCCTGCCGCACCCGGCCGACTATATGGACGACAGCGTCGTCAACGAGATCGGGGATACCATGAACGAGATAGTGAGGAAGTTGTCGTGATCAGACTGTCCTCGTTCGTGAAAGCTACGGAGCGGGCCCTGCGGGAGCGCTGCAAGTACTCCGCGTACCTCGGCGAGGTCACGATCGATAATCCGCCGATGCCGTACGTCCTGGTCGGCTTTCCGAAGGCGAACCTGGGGGATGCGCCCACCCTCGACAACGCTGTGTCGGAGGTCAGTTTCCTGCAGCCTGTTACGACGGTCGCGTCCACGGCGGACCGGCTCCTTGTCGTCCTGGACGATGTGCGCGCCGCCCTGGAAGGCTACGAGTTGCAGGTCGGGCGACAGTACTGTGAGCCTCTCGTCTTGGAGTACTGCTCCGCCATGCTCCGCGACAACCAAGTGACACTCCCTGGGAAGAAGCACCCCTTGTACGCGGTGGACATGTGGCGGATCCGGGCGGTCAACCGGTTCCACTGAGATACACTGACCTCATCTACTGGTACGCCGTCACCGCGGCGGCGGCATGGATAGGAGAGCAAATGGCTACCAGCATCCGTACGCTCGGTGATGGGCGCATCACCCTTGTGGCGCTGGCCGACGACAAGCGGGCCACCGACCCGAAGAACCCGACCGCCGCCGAGCTGAACGCCGGCCTGCACCTGGAGATGCAGGTCATGAAGTCCGACTATAAGCTCGGTTCGAAGGGCAGCACGAGCGTTGAGGAGCCCGTCCTCGGTGCCGCCGGTAAGGGGACCGTTCCGGGGCCCGCTGAGTATGAGGGCAACGTTTCTGTCTACCAGTTCTTCGATGATGACGGCAACTATGTTGTTTCTGACGACTCGAAGGCGTGGGACTTGCTGAAGCGCACCGGTCTTGAGTATGACCTGTACGAGCGTGAGGGTAAGAAGCCGGAGGTTCCGTTCTCTGACGGCGACCACGTCGATTGGTATCGTGTCGCCAACGGTCAGCCGCAGAAGCCTGACGACAGGACGTCGTACACGAAGCGCACTGTGACATTGTTCATCAGTGACGCCCGGGAGAACGAGATTGTTCTTGGCGGCGGTGTCGCCGCGGCGGCTCCGACGATCACTTCGATCGACCCGGCCGGCAAGAAGGCCGGCGACACGGTCGCTATCTCCGGTACGGGCTTCGTCGGTGTTACTGGCGTGACCTGCACGGTCTCCGGCAGGACCGCTCCGGTCGCTTCGTACCGGGTTGTGTCGCCCACGATGATCACTGCGGTGCTGCCTGCCGGCGTCCAGACCGGTAACTTCATCGTCACCAACAGCAAGGGCTCCTCCCCCGGGAAGTCCTACACCGTGGGGGCCTGATAGGCTTGCCCTCGCGGGGCCTGGCCGGGGGTGTTGGCGGTCTCTCCCGGTCGGGCCCCTTCCATTTCCGCCGCACCGCTTGACCGCCGCCGGAAGGGGCAGCCATGACTGACACGTCGCAGATCACTGAGGTGACCGCCGAGGACCGCACTGGCGACGCAGCCAAGCCGGAGAAGTTCGACTTCGCCCAGTGGATGGCCGGGTTCCAGCCGACCCGGAAAGCCTGCGTACTGTACGGGCGCACGGACCTGCTCGCCATTATCGACCGACTCGACGAGGAGGCGCGCCTGCCCGGGCTGACGGACGAGCAGAAGAAGGAGCTTCTCGCTGAGGCGCAGGAGACGCTCGGAACTCTGAAGGCGTCGGGGGTCGAGTTCGTCGTGCAGACCATGTCCGTGTACGCGCAGAAGGAGCTCATGGAGCGCCTCGGCCACAAGACGAAGGACGACCCGGTCACCCATGAGATGGAGTGCGCCTTCCTCGCCGCCCATATCGTGGAGCCGACTGGCGTAACCGGCGAGGATATCGCCGGCCTGTACCAGGCGTCCCCGCAACAGGTGGAGAAGCTGTCCCGCGTTGTGCGGATGGTCGACACGGAAAGTCCGACCATCACTGCCCCTTTCTCGTCGAAGTCCTGAGCGCCCCGGCAGGACAGTGGCTGCGGGCGCGCGTGAAGCACGCCCTGCAATGGGGGCGGCCGCCCACAGGCATTCTGCGCGAGTCATCGGATTGGGTGCCGCAGGACTATGTCCTCGCCGAGGCGTACTCCATGTTCGAGGATTCGCTATGCCCGTGCGGGTGCGGCTACCCGCGTGACATGGCGTGGAACGAAATGATGGACGGATGGTTCGAGGTCCGTCAGGAAGTGTGCTACGCGAAAGCGGCGCGAGAGCAGTGGGAGGCCGAGCACGCGGAACGGAATCGCGACGGCGAGCTGATCGACCCGCCGAAGAGAGGGGCGCTCGTCTACGTCGCGGACGCGCGCGATGAGGGCTAGGTAAACTGGGGGCGGTTGACGTCGGAGGGAGCCGCGGTGGCAGATCGTACAGTCGTAGTGAAGCTGACGGCGGATGCGTCGGGCGTGAAAGCCGGCATGTCCGAAGCGTCTGCTGCCACCAAGTCCGCCGCGGACGCGATGCAGGGCGCCGGCCAGGCCGCGCAGGGCGCCGGCGACCAGATGGGGAACGCCTCCGATAAAGGCAAGACCGGCCTTGCGGGGTTGGCGGACTCGGCTCGTCAGAACGGGGCCGCATGGACGACGCTTGGTACGACCGTTGCCGGCGCCGGGGCCGGGCTGCTCGGCCTGGCGGGGATGGCCGGAACGATGGCCGCCAACTTCGACGCCAGCATGTCGTCCGTGCAGGCGGCCACTCACTCCTCCTCCGAGGAAATGTCGCAGCTGCGGGAGGCTGCTATCCAGGCCGGCGCCGACACGGCTTTCTCTGCGACCGAGGCCGCTTCTGGTATTGAGGAGCTGGCCAAGGCCGGTGTCAGCACGAAAGATATCCTCTCGGGAGGTCTGAGCGGAGCCCTGGACCTGGCTGCTGCCGGCGAGATCAGCGTATCCGAGGCTGCGGAGACGGCGGCCACCGCCATGGTTCAGTTCAATCTGTCCGGCGACAAAGTGACCCACGTGGCCGACTTGCTGGCCGCCGGCGCCGGTAAGGCGCAGGGCGGCGTGCATGATATGGCGTACGCCCTGAAGCAATCCGGTCTCGTGGCTTCTCAGGCCGGTCTGAGTATCGAGGAAACGACGGGGTCTATCGCCGCGTTCGCTTCGGCCGGCCTGATCGGTCAGGATGCCGGTACAAGCTTCAAGACGATGCTTCAGCGCCTGGAGAACCCGTCCAAGGGTGCGAAGAACGCGATGGATGACCTGGGTATTCATATCTATGATGCGCAGGGTCACTTCATCGGGATCACTGCTGTCGCGGAGCAGCTGCGCAACGGCATGAAAGACCTCGGTGAAGAGGAGCGCAATACGGCGATGAGCACGATTTTCGGGTCGGATGCTATCCGCGCCGCGAACGTGCTGTATAACGAGGGCGGTGAGGGGATCCAGGGGTGGATCGACAAGGTTAACGACGCCGGCTATGCCGCCGAGACCGCCCGCCTTAAACAAGACAACTTGAAAGGCGACATTGAGAAGCTTGGCGGGTCATGGGAGACCGCCATGATCAAGATCGGTTCTTCCTCCCAGGCTCCTGTGCGTTCCGTTGTTCAGCACATCACCTCCTTGGTCGATAAGCTCGGGGAGCTTGGAAGCGGGACGCAATCGATGATTTTCAATTTCGCTGCGTTCGGCGGCGCTGCACTGACGGCTGTCGGCGGCCTCATGGTGATGGCTCCGAAAATCGTTGAGATCAAGGACGCCATGAACACCCTGAATTGGACCGCCGCGGGCTTGAAGGGCAAGTTGGGTGAGGTTGCTACCGGCATGACCGGCTTCGGTCGGGCCGGCCGAATGATGATCACCGCTGCCCTGATCGAGGGTGTCAAGCACTACGGTGACGAGGTCCGCCGCACAGGCGTGTCCGTGGATGAAATGTCGTCGGCGCTCGCTCATGGCGGATCCGTCCTGGACAACTTGGACTTCAGTAAGGGGAAGTACTCCCTGCAGGAGTACTCGCAGGCTCTGGCGGACATTAGCCGCCCGTCCGTGTGGTCGTCCGTGCAGCAGCATCTGGCGTCCTTCGCCGATGGGATCGCGGGTGCTTTCGGTGCGGATACTCGATCTGACCTGCAGCGCACGAAAGATGCCCTCGAGACGACGGGCAAGGCCTTGTCGGGAATGTCGACCGATGAGGCTGTGTCGCAATTCAAGAAACTGTCGTCCGAGATGACGAACGGCACGAACAAGTCGATGATCGACCTGATCAACTCGATGCCGGACTTCAAGGCTCATCTTAATGAGGTCGCCAAGCAGATGGGGCTGACCGCGGACGACAACACTCGTCTCGCTATCGCCCTCGGCCAGATCGACCCGAACGCCCAGCAGGCCGCCGGCGGCACTAGCCAGTTGGACGCTGCGATCCGCAAAGCCAAAGAAGGAACCGACCAGATCGTCCCATCTATCGAGGAGGTCGTCAAAGGTATCAAGACTTACGGCGACACGGTGATTGCGAACTCCAACGCGGACATTAAGTTCCAGGAGGCCCTGAAGAACGTCAACGACGCCGTCAAGGAGAACGGTGCCACGCTGGATATCACGACAGAGAAGGGGCGGAAGAACCAGTCCGCCCTTAATGATCTGGCGTCCGCGACGTTCGCGCAGGTGCAGGCGGCGCAGGCGGCCGGCGCCGGGCAGGACGAACTGCAGTCCAAAATGGAGACCGGACGGGAGGCGTTCATCTCTGCCGCGGAGTCCATGGGACTCACGGAGGATGAGGCGGTCGAGCTTGCCGACAAATACGGGCTGATCCCCGACAAGATCAACACGGAGGTTACCGCTGACACGACGCAGGCGACCGAGGCCGCCGACGGGGCGACCGCTGAGATCAATGGGATGACGGGAACGATCAGCATCTCCGGTGACGCCGCGCAGGCGGACTACACGCTGACGGTCACTGCCGACTCCGTGAACGGGACGACGGGCGTCATCGATATCGACGCGGACAACGACAAAGGCCTGGCGGGCCTGCAGGAGACCGTCCAGACGATCGACAATAGCGACGGCACCGTGTCCATTCTTGGTGATGCCACTGGCGCCCGGTGGGAGAAGGATTCCATTCACACGGAGATCGACGAGACTACTGGTACTGTGACGATCTCCGGTAACGACCAGGCGTCCGGGAAGGTGCGTACGGTCAAGTACAACGTCGACCAGCTGCACGACAAGGAGATCAGCATCACCGCCAGGATCAAGCAGATTTTCACGTCTGTTGGCCATTGGATCGGTGACCACATGCCGAAAGGCTCCTGGCTGCGCGCCGAGGGCGGCCCGATCACCCCGATCAAGGGGTATGCGAACGCGGGGGCGGTGCATGGCCCTGGCGGCCCGAAAGACGACTGGATTCCGGCGTGGCTGTCCAATGGGGAGCATGTCTTGACGGCGGCCGAGGTGGCGGCGGCCGGCGGCCAGGACGCCGTGTACCGCCTGCGGAAGCTGATCCGCGACGGCGATATCAAGCGGTACATGGAGGCGACTCGCTTCGCTGATGGGGGCGCCGCTGGCGCTGTCTCGCCGTCCACGGGGGGCTCAGGCGCGATTTCCGTGAAGACGCTCCGCCGTGCGATGGATGGCATGAACCTGGAGTTGACTATCGACGGGCAGACCACGCTGACGTCTAGAATGAGAACCGTCGCCGACCAGCGGGTGGTGACCGCCTACCGCATGAGCAGGAGATGACATGGCAGACCAATGGATGGCCGGGTTCACGGCGGCGCATACGGGACTCCTGAGCGTCGTCCCGGAGCCGTCACCGGAGGGGTACGCCTCCTACCCTGTGTACGTCACGTCCGACAATGACCGGGTGCTGATCTGGCATCCGCAGGACCGGTCCGCGGTGTCGGATCCACTCGCCCCGATCGGCATCCCGACCACGTACACGCAGGCCGGCCTGCCCCCGGTGACGTTCACCCGTAGGTCCACGGGGTCGGACATTATCTCCGACTGGTCGGGGCACGTGCGCGCCCGCGTGGACTTGATGCCGTCCACGTCGTACACGTACGAGGGCGGGCTGTCTACGGTCACTGCTTCGACGGGGGTTGTGGATCGGTGGAGTGCGGTCCCTTCGCCGCGGGCGACAACAATCGAGTGCCGCACGAAAACCTTGGGCGACTTTCGGACGCTTCGCGACCTCGTGGAGATGGCCGGCTATCTGATCGTCGCCCACGACACGGAGAGGTGCCGTATCCCCGGGTGCACGATCGAGCCGATCCGCGTGGTTGCCGTATCGAAAGCTACCGGCGAGCAGACTGAGGCGCGCGCCCGCGGCACCGTGGAATGGCAGCTGTCCGTGACGGAACGGTCGAAACGGAAGATCTACACGGACGCGGAGCATGCCGGATGGACGTATGGCGCCTCCTACGCGAAGGCGGGTGTCAGCCTGGGGACGTTCTCCCCGTGCGTGACCTGGGGGGAATGGATGCAGTTCGAGAAGGACGTCCATGACGGCAAGATCCAGCAGCGTCTCACGTATCTGTGGGGCGGACCGGACCGGCCGGAGGACGACAAGGCGATCGGCGGGGACCGGTCCGAGAATTGGTCGCCGCACGGGAGGCCGACCCGCGGCGGTGGTGTGCGCAATGTGACGCCGACCGCGGGGGCGGGAAGCTTCCGTCAGTCGCAGCCGGGGCACCGCATCCACCTGTCCGTGTACGTCCGGCGTATCACCCATGACGGGCACGGCCTGTCGGGCGTCAGTGTGGGCCTGTGGTGTTCGGACGGGTTCGGTAACGCTTCGAAGAACCGGGCTTTCGTGTACGACGCCGCCAGCGTCTCGAAGTCTCTCCCGGACGACAATGGGTGGGTCCTGCTCCAGGACGACGTAACCGTCCCGGACGGGAAGCCGTGGATCGCGCCGTACATCCTGCTCGACGGCGCGGATGTGCCGCTGACGGAGTTCGGGGAGCTGACGATGGCGGATATGGACGCGCAGACCTCTTCCACGTTGCAGACCCGTACCTACCATGATGTGTGCGTGCTGCTCGCGGGGCAGGAGGACCGGAAGTGAGGCCGGGCCCGAGCATTCCGGAAATGAGCGATGCGGGCCGCTGGTCCGCGCGGATGGACGTCCGGTACGGCCCCAGATTGTTCAAGGACATTCCGATGACGTCCTGCTCCCTGGATTGGGGGGAGCTGAAGGTGGATGGCACGTCCGCTACCGCGCCGGCCTCCCTGCGTGTGGGCGCCCCGGACGACTACGCCCCGCGGCACGAGGGGGACTTCTACTCCAACTACGGGCAGATGATGTGCCCGTCCGTGATCTGCGAGTTCGAGCATGGCGGCAAGTACGAGATTCCGTTCGGAAGATTCCGCATCACGGAAACGTCGCAGTCGCCGGAGTCGACTCCCGTTCAGGGGAAGGATCTGCTGCTCGACCTGGAGGAGAACCCCCTGTCCTGGCCGCACTCTCCGCATCCGGGGGGCACGCTGATCACGGAGATGAACCGCCTGAATCCGAACCAGGGCATGACGGCGATCCGTGTCCCGGACTCGCGCCGCGACTATCGGATCAGCTCCTACCTGCAGCTACCCACGGATCTGCTCGTCTCCATGTCGATGATCGCGAAGGAAGCGGGCTGCGGGCTGCGGATGTCGTACCGCGGCGAGATCGAGGCGTACCCCCTGCCGACGCCATCGTCGGCGCCCGTGGAGACGTACTCGCAGGAGTCGCACATGGTGGTCGGCGCGGCTCCTGTCCAGTCTCCGTCGGGGCGTATCCCGAACTGGTACTCCGTCGTAGCGAAGGGGGACGGTTCCCGCCAGTACACCGTCCACAAGGGGGATTCGTATGAATCCGCCGTGAAGGACGATGAGAAGAACAAGACCGAGGTTGAGATGGCGATCGACAACCTCTACCTGAACAAGGAGCGCGTGTGGGCGGAGAACGCGACCCCCACTTATCAGAAGGATGCGGCGCGCTGGTCGTGGTCCCGGCAGCTGAACCCTCACTGGACGCGCACGGAGAACGGCTGGAAGTCCGACTACGACTTCAATTTCTATGTGAAGATGAATCAGGCGTACGGCTACTACCATCCGTCCTGGTACGGGTGGGTGTCGAAGACCACGGATCTGTCGTCGCAGAAGTCTTGGGACAAGGTTGTCGAGGAGGCTAACAGGTGGGCGAAGTTCGGCATGGACCGGGCGAAGTCGTGGCGGATCCAGCTGGTCGCCGACCCGCGCATCGAGGTCGGTGACGTGATCGCCGTGGAGTACAAGCAAGGGAAATGGTGCGTCGTGTCCGTGACGTCCTTCTCTCTGGACCTGATGGATCCGTCGCAGCCGATGACGTTGACCGGCGCGGAGCTGCGCAGCTGGTGACGGTACACTGTGGTGCATGACCGCATCTGACTTCAGTTCGGCCGGGTCTTTGTTCCTGGATATGCAGGATGCCCGGAAGAGCCATTCCGCCTCTGATTCCATCACTCGCTGGGTGAAGGGGCAGGTCGTCGACACGCCTGACACGGACCCGACGCTGCCTGCGGGGTGGGTTCGTGTCGGGATGCCGTACAACGAGCCTGACACGTACGTGACCGGGGAGACGCCCGGCCTGTACACGTGGAAGGGGGCGATGGTTACCGTCAAGATGCACTCCGACGGGACGCTCCTGTCGATCAGTGACGGCCAGGACGAGCCCGGCGATGAGCGGACCCAGGTGGAGCGCCTCGGCCCGGCCGGCCGGGAGATAGCCGGCGCTATGTCCGATGCTGTGAAAGCGCAGAAGGCTGCGAAGGAGATCGAGGGGCGCGCGGACGTAGCCGCGAAGGATGCCGCAGCCGCCCAGAAGGCCGCCCAGGACGCGAAGGTCGAGGCGGACGCCGCTATGCGGAAAGCGACTACCGTGGAGGGTCAGGCCGCCGGCCTGGACGGCAAGATCACTGCCGCTCAGAAGGCCGCCGCAGAAGCGAAGACCGCGGTCGCTGACGCCGACTCCAAAGCAACGGACGCGCAGAGCAAAGCGCAGGCGGCCCTGGACGCGGTGAAGAAATCCGGCGACAACGCCGCCGCCCTGGCGGCAGCGACTGAGGCGAAGCAAGCCGCAGACGCCGCCAAAGCACTCGCCCAGCAGGCGCAGACGGCCGCTCAGCAGGCGCAGGCGTCCGTTGCGGACGCCGCCCAGAAGGCGGCGAAGGCGCAGACTCTCGCCGAGAAAGCCGACGCGAACGCGGCGGCTGTGAAGTCGACAGCCGAGTCCGCTGACGCGGCGGCGAAGAAGGCCGCGTCGGACGCCGCCGCAGCGCAGGCGTCCTACAAGTCACTGCAGGCGACCGTGTCCGCGAACTCCGCGGACCTGGCGACGGCGAAGTCGAAAGCGGACCAGGCTACGAAGGACGCGGTGACCGCGAAGGATGCCGCGTCGAAAGCTACCGCTGACGCGCTTGGGGCCCGCCAGGCCGCGGATGCCGCCTCGAGCAAGGCTTCCACATTGGCCGGACAGGTGACGGTGTCGCCGTCCGTGCCGGTCCTGGCCGACGGGGCCGGCAAGCCGAGGGGGGCGGTCTGGTTCGTGCAGAACGGCCAGGGCGTGCTCACATCCCAGTATTCGTGGGACGGGAAGAAGTGGACGCTCATGCCTGTTGACGGCGGCGTCATCAAGGACGCGACGATCACGTCCGCGAAGATCGGGGATGCGGCGATCGGGTCCGCTCAGATCGCCGACGCGGCGATCACGGACGCGAAGATCGGCGGCTTGTCCGTCAGCAAGCTCATGGTGACGGGCGGAGCGAAGATTCCTCGGGCTGTGATCGACCAGTTGGCGTCAGATGAGGCGTTCATCGGGAAGTTGTCCGCTAACAGTGTGACGATCGACCCGGAGAACATGCTGCGCGACCCCGGGTTCACCGGGGCTCCGTCAGGGGTGTGGTCGCCCGTCGCTCCGCCCGGAGGGTCTGCGGCGTTCGTGTCGGACGTTAAGGATGCGCCGGGCGGAAGGTCGACCGGGGCCCGTCTGGTCGGGGGTACCGCCTCGGAGGCGCAGCTGAACCAGCTGTTCAAGATTCCCGCGGGGAAGGTGTGGGTCCTGCGGCTTACGTACCGGTACCTGCAGGGGTCCGCCGGCGGCCTGCAGCTGAAGGCCGGTGGGACGGCGCTCCCCGCGTTTCCGTACAAGGATGCGGGGTGGCATACGGAGGACGTGGACTGGACTCCGGCCAGTTCGGTGGCAGGTGGCGTCTGCCAGGTGTGTGCGGGCAAGGGAACCAAGGCTGAGGTCGCCGCGATCGTTATGTGCCAGAAGATCGGCGCGACTATGCTCGCCCCGGGCAGTGTGACGTCCGACGCGATCTACGCGAGTAAGGAGCTGTGGGCGAAGGTCAGCGCGTTCGGGTCGGTGACCACGGAAATGTTGACTGCTGGGAAGGCGACCATCACCGGCGAGGCGGTCGTCGGCGACCTGAAGGGCAATCGAATCCAGGGGTCGAAGATCTTGGGGTCCGGGGTTTACGCGTACTCGAAGTCGGCGGCGGCGCAGAACGCCGCCAAGCCGAAAGTGGAGGTGAAGGACGCCGGCGAGCGCGAGTTCAAGAGCATGCCCGTTGACCTTTCGCTCGCGTGGACAAACAAATATGGCGCCTCGGACAGCGACGGCCTGTGTACTATCACCTCCGCTAGTAAGACCGAGTTGCGAGGTAAATACACGTCGCGCCTCGACTTCACATACAACGCCTGCTGGGAGGTCAACTTCACCCTGCCGGCCGGGAACGTGATTGAGCCGTCGGTGGAGTTCTTCGTGGCTCACGTGCAGGATGACGGGAGCACGACGGGGTCGGAGATGCAGTTCAATCTGCTGCGCGATGGCACGCACTTGTCGCGCAACAGGTCGCTGGGCGGCTATCAGGTGCTCCAGCTGAACTCGTGGCGCGCCGATCATCAGGGCAACCGGGAGTACTACCTGCGGATTTTCCCGCTGTATACTCCGACGAACGTTGTCATTCGGAACATGACAGTGTATTGGTCCACGCAGGCGGATAGCACGTCGGTGCGGCTGGCCAACAACCATGTGTGGTTCAGGGACGTTAATGTCGAAAACGACGAAGATATCCACCAGAACTACATGAAGATCTCCACGTCGGGCCTCTACGCCTCTCAGACGAACCAGTTGCAGTATCAGCGGCCGCTGAAGTCTCTCGTTATGCCGCCGCACTTCGTCGGCACAACAAACCAGGAGCGTATCCTGCCTTGGCGGCATCCGGAGTGGTATCCGGGGCGGTTGAACAACCCTACGCCGTGGTTCGAGTATGACGCTCAAGATTTTTGGATCAATGATGACTATGTGCCGGTGGCGGCCGTGGCCGGCCTGTACTGGGTGGCGTTCCAGGCCACGGTGTCCAGCACGTACCCGTCTCATTGGCGGTCCTTGCGGATCGAGGTGCAGCCCGCGTTGAACTGGGCTGTCGGACTTGGTTCCACTGTCGCCGTGGAGCCTTACGCCTCGAACATCAAGGTCAGCTGTGCGGGTATCCTTCAGTTGCGGACGTCTCAGGGGCTCTACTGGCGCTTCTCCCACGCGTCGCCGGACGCGAGCGGGGACGATAGTGGGGTATTGCACATCACGAACACGCGCCTGTCGGCGATGTTCATCTCGAAGTAGAACAGGAGTTACGGGATGGCTGACACTAGATGGGACGGGGCGGTCGTTCCGACCGCGTACTCGGATTTGCTGGGCGCCTGGGGGCGTTTCAGTGACAGCGTGGGCACGTTCATCCGTGTTGCGTCCATGCAGGAGGCTCGTGCCCGCCTCGCGCAGGCGCCCGCCGGCGTGGTGACGTCCGCGACGCCGGCGATGTTCCTGATCGGCGGGGTTCTGTACTCGGCGAACGGTTCCAGGACTGGCGCCGACTACGACATCGTGCCCGTGTCGGGCTACTCGGGGGTGCTCGTCGACCAGTGGGACAAGTCGGACGGTCGGGGGCGCCCCACGTCGGACCATACGACGCGCCGGTGGGGGCAGTCCACGTTCCAGCTGCCCGTTCGCAGTCTCCTCGAGTTCAGTCTGGACGTGTGCGTGTCGATCGTGCACTCCGACTTCAACTCGGAGGACGAGAAGAACAAGGCCAGCGGGTCCTACTACTTCGGCTTCCTGCTGGACAACGTCAACCAATGGCAGACCGAGCTGCAGTACAACCGGACTTTCATGACGCATCATCTTTCCTGGAAGATGGAGGCTGATGCGGGCACGCATACGGCTGCGTACACGACGACCGGTTCGTACGGCACGGACCCGTACTGGCATTTCGATGGCGGCGTCTACCCCGGCACGCGGTTCCGCGTGTTCTCGCTGGGCGCCACGGACTGACGCCCCGACTGTTACCTGCCCCTCCTGTGAAACAATCGGGGGGGCAGGTTTCGTATTCGCTTGGAGGGGTCATGGCCACACTGGAGCCGTCGGAGAGCCGTCGCGTGCGCACCGAGGCGCTGCGCGGCAGCGTGCAGATTTCCGCGTACGGGGCGCCGAATGGTGTCAGGTGGGCGCAGCAGGCTGCTGCGCTCGGCGGCACGCACATGCGGCTGACGAACATATTCGAGGAGTCGACCGTCCAGGCGGCCGCCAATGCTGGGGATAAGCTCGGCGAGATGGACAACAAGGTGCGCGCCGCCGTGGACGCGGGGTTCCGCATCGTTGTTGATTTCTCCTACTACCGGAACCTCCTTGTCAAGGAGGGGACGAACCCGTACTTCCTGGAGTGGTCGGCCTGGCTGGCGCCGATGGCGCAGATCCTCGGCCGCCGGTTCCCGGGCGCCGACTACGACTATGCGCACGCCCCCGAGGTGGCGGCCGTGGCCCTGTCGGGGGAGCCTGACATTCTGTGGGGTGACAACAACCCGATCCAGCAAGCGAAGTCAGCTGACCAGTACCTGTGGGCGGTCCGGCAGCAGGCGATCGCGGTCCGGAAGTTGGACTACGACGGCCCTGTCACTGCCGGCGGGTTCAACCACCTGAACTCGGATGGGCCCGACCGGGGCGCGTACGGTGACGCGGTGGACCGGCTCGCCGGCGTGCCGTGGGTGGACGCCCTGACGTTCCACGGGTATGACGAGCCGGCGAAGCTGAAGTCTGGCATCTCCAAGTTCGTGGACGTCGCCCAGTCCGGGGGGAAGCTTGCGCTCATGGAGGAGTGCGGCTTCAACTCGGACAATACTGCCGACTCCGCTAGGGCGGCGAAGTTCCGGGCGCTGGTGCCGTGCGTTGCCGCGTCCGGCCTGGCGGGCCTGGGCCTGTGGAATGTGGGTGACTACAACGGGTATGACGTGCGTGCTACCCATCCGGAGACGATGAAGGCGTGGAACGAGGTTGTTGCTGCGCTGCCCGTGTTGGGGCGCGCGGGTGCGACCGTGCCGGCCGCCGGCGGTTCGGCGCCGGCCTCGCCCCAGTGGGTGGCGTTCTCGGGTGACGCCACCCCCGGTGACACGTTCATGGCTGTGCTGGAGGGGGGCGCTCTTTGTGTGGGCCCTCGCTCGGAGTGGGGGACGGTGACGATCCCCATGGTCGGACAGAAGCGGCTGGCTACGATCCCGCCGGCAGTGCTCGGCGACCGGAAGCCTCAGCGTGTCTGCTATCCGCTGTTGAAGACCGATGGCACGTCGGACGGGTCCACGGTCGAGGTGTGGCCGAACAAGACTGTGGTCACGAACGTTGTAGCGAATGGCGGCGGGAAGCGCATCTGCCCGATGATGTACGCGCCTCTTGCATGACTGCCGTCACGCCCCTATCGGTGGGACACTTGGGCCATGCATGAGATTTCCTTTCCTCCGCTTCCGGCGGAGCTGATAGGCGCCGCCCTGGCGGGCGTCGCCTCGTGGGTGGGCTGGTTGTTCGCCAGGGCCGACCGGACCGCGGACCGGCGCGTTGAAGCGCTTGAGGCGGTTACGAAAGCGCTGACCCGGAGGGTGCAGCTCCTGGAGGAGGGGCGTGAGAAAGCGGAGGCGGCGCGCGACCTCGCCGAGGAGGAGGCGCACCGTCTCCGCATCCGCATGTTCCGTCTGGAGGAGTATGCGGCGGCTTTGCTGAGGTGGGGGATTGGTTTGGTGGCGATGATGGCGCCGACGGAGAGGCCGCCTAAGCCGCCGTCGCCGCCGGCCGACCTAGATGATGCTGGCGATCTTGGCGGCTGCGGCATGCCGGCTGGTGCCTTTCCATCGGACGCCGCAGCCGGTCACGTACCAGGTGACACCTCGGCGGGAGAGGGTGGCTCGGACCGCTGATGGTGGCTGGCCTCGGCTGATGGTCGCCTCGTGAGGGCCGGTCGCTGCTTTGAGTTGGGTTCGGTCCAGGCCGCACGCGTCGAGGATGGCGAGGGCTTCGGAGATGACTCCGGCGGGGGTCATGCGTTCACCCCCAGCCACTGCCAGATGCCCCAGGTGGCGAGGGCGGCGCCGAGAGTGATGAGGCCGGCGGCGAGCCCGGCGATGGTGTAGGCGACGCCGGCGAGGATGAGCTGACCGGCCCTGTTGAGTTCGTGGTCGTTGCTGGTGGTGGAGGCTGCGTGACGCATTAGGGGGGGGTCCTTTCAGTTGGAGGCGTCCAGTTGTTCAAGTCCGCGGGCGAGCATGAGGGCCGCCTGGCGCGCTACGACGGCATTGCCTGCGAGTCGGATCCGCGCTGTCCGCGAGAGTGTTTCCGCCGGGGGGAGGCCCATCATCCATTCGACGAAGGCGGGGTGGAGTCGTCCGCGGGCGTCTCGATGCGGCGGGGCGGGGGTGTGTGTGACCTGGCGCCAGGCGCGCAGGAGAGGCGCGGTGGGGGAGTCGGTGACGGCGGCCCATGTCTGCAGGTTCATCCCGCCGGCGCGCCCGTGTCTCCCGGGCCCCGTGTGCGCGGACGCGGTCGGCGTGGGGATCAGTCCGTTCGACGGCGTGGTCCGGCGCGCGCTGACGGGGCGCAGGCGCCATGCGCGTCTGGTCGCAACGAGCATGATGCGCTGTCGACGGTGGACGGCGCCCACCTCCCAGGCGCCGCCGCGGGCGATGGTCGCCCGATATCCGGTGCGGTTGAGATGGTCGGCGATGGCCCGGTAGGTGCTGTAGCCTCCGGGGACGTTCTCGGCGGCTATGAGGAGGGCGTGAGCGTTGATAGCGGCGGCGACGCAGTCGTGGATGAGGGCGCTGCGGGTTCCCGACCCGGCCGCCGCGCCGGCGCGGCGGCCGGCGTACGAGAGGTCCTGGCATGGGGCGCCGATGGCGACTATGGCTGCGTCGGGGATGTTCTGGTCGCGGCAGTCGGCGTGGATGGCGGCTGCCGGGAAGCGGCCCTGCAGGTATTCGCGTGAATTGGAGTCGGCGTCCGACAGGGACGTCAGGACTGTGGGGGTCAGGATGGTCGCCTGCAGGGCGGCGGAGAACTCTCCCGTGCCGGAGCACATGTCGGCGATGGGGATCGCGGCGCTCAACGTTTCCTCTCCTTCTCAGACGGTGCGGACGATGACGATGGAGCCGGCGGGGGCGGTGGCGTAGGAGCCTTTCTGGGTGCCCGCGCGGCCGCCGCGGAGGGTGAGGGTCCGGTAGGCGGGGCGGCCGGGGGTGGGGTTGTTGGATTCGACTCTCCAGGTGGCTCCCTCCCGGATGATGAGCGCCCCGGCGGGGACGTCCTCGATGGGGGTGGGTTTGGTCGGCTGGCTGGGGTACATCACTTCACTGTTCCTTTCTGGGGCCGTGGGAGGCTGTTTGAGAGCCTTTCAGCTGTCGCCCCTAGTGGCCGCCCGGGCGGCCTCCTTGAGGGTGTTGTAGAGGCCGGCGAGCGTGTCTGAAGGGCCGTAGGGGGTGCGGGTCGGCTGCCCGCCGCGGGGGTGAAGGCTGACCTGGCCGTCCTCGACGATGACCTTGGTGCCGGCGGGAAGGTCGGTGTCGGCGATGACGTTCCAAGCGGCGATGCGGGCGATGGTGGCTGCGTTCATGGTGGCTCCTTCGGCGACCCCAAGGGGTGGGTGCCCCTTGGGGTCTTCGGGTGGTCAGAGGGCGTTGAGGGCGTCCGCGTCGAGGCGGCCCATGACGGTCAGCCAGTCGCAGAGGTCGTCGTGGAGGCCGCCGTTGGGGGAGCCGTCGTAGGGGAGGCCCCACTGGTCGACGTCCTGGAAGGCCTCCTGGTCGCCGATGGTGAGGGTGAACCGGGTGAGGGGGTTGCCGGCCGCGTCGGTGCGGGGGGCGGCGTCCAGCCGGGCGCTCTGCGTGGGGTGGGTGGTGTTGGCGGTCATGTCCGTTTCCTTTCTGATCGGTTGACTGATCGGACGTGAGCGATGTTTCCATTGAGCGGACCGGTCGTCAACCCGCCCTGGGTGCGACTTCGGTCACGGGGCGGAGTGGTGGTTGGAAAGACGGGGGAAACCGCCCCTCCCTCTGTCATCTCGGCGCTCGGGAGGGGCGGATTGTGGGACGTCGCGGGGCCGCATGCCGAGAATACGGCGACACGTCCGGCGATTAACGGCACTCGGCTGTCGCGGATATCAGGACCAGAGGCGCCAGGAGGACGACTCCCCTTCCCCCAGCTCGAACGTCAGCAGCGCCGGCTTGGATGATTCCCCGCTGGAGTTCTGGAACCAGGAGCTGCCGGGGTCGATGGTCGGGGCGCAGATGATCTGTCGGCCGCCCCCGACCGTCTGCACCGAGAAGGAATGCCAGTGGCCGTGCAGCAGCACCGTGGCGTCCTGCATACCCGCCACGCAGCCGAACGCCTGTCCTCGGAACCAGTCGGCGACACGGTTCTTGCTGCCGGCCGCATGGCCGTGGGTGACCCCCATGACCGTGCCGTCCTGCGTGCGCACCGTCAGCGACTCGAGCCGCGGCGAGGGGGCCGCGAAGGTCACTCCCTCGTAGCCGGGGCGGCCTTCCAGAGCCATCTGAATATTCGACTGGATCAGGAGCCCGTAGTCGTCTGCGGCGATGTTCGCCCGGTAGGCCCGGCCGATTCCCGTGCGGACCTGGCAGTGGTTGGACGGCACTGCTACGTAGGCGACCGACGGGCAGGCCGCGGCGAGCTGCCGGACGCAGTCGGCGAGGACTGCCTGGGCGGTGCGGATCTGCTCGACGAGGCCCATGTCGCAGGTCTGCGCCTGGCTGACCGTGTTCGTGAAATTTTCCGTGCTGTCGCCGCAGTCCACCATGATGACCTCGTCGTAGCGGGAGGCGTCGAGGGCGATCCCGGCGATCGCGGACCGGACCGCTTCGACAGTCTCCTTGGTTCCTCCGCGGGTGTCCGTCTTGCCGATCTGCATATCGGAGATGACGACCACGTATGTGCCCTTCCGGGGGCGGCCCGCGGCCGGCGTCGGCTTCTCGGCGAACAGGGGGGCTATGTCGCCGTAGGCCAGGCGTTTCGCCTCCGCCCGCTCGGCCGCGCCGGGCTTCCAGGTGATCTTCTCGTAGGAGCCGTCGGCCAGGCGGACGGTCTTGCCGCGGGCGGTGATCGCTTCGGTGGGGACCTCGAAGAAGGCGTCGACGTCCCGCTGGTGCTGCTCGGAGCGGCGCTTCAGGGCCTTTCTGTGCCGGCGGACGGCGGCCTCGCTGGTGCCGTACTCATCGGCGATGGCCTGGTTGGTGCGCCGCTGGTGCTGGGGGAGGGAGTCGTTCGCGATGATGGCTTCGTCCAGGGGTGTCATGTCACTCTCCTGCTTTGTAGTTGTTGACCCACTGGCGGAGGCGGAACATGTTGAACCCCGCCCACGAGTCGTAGGTGCGGCCCGTGCTCCTGTCGGCGACATAGCAGACGGGGGCGGCGGTGTAGTTGTGCTCGGCGGCGAGCTTCTGCGCGGCTTCGTCGTCCTTGAAGCGCGTCTCCATGTAGGGGGTGTTGTTCTTGGTGAGGTACCGCTTGGAGGAGCGGCACTGCTGGCAGCCGGGCTGGCCGGCGATGTAGATCTCATATGAAGCCACGGTTTGTTTCTCCTTGCTTACGAGGTGCGGGGTTGAGTGGCGGGGCTGGCGGTCGGCCGGCCCCGCCGTCGAGCATGTCAGAAGGGGCAGCTGTCGAAGTCGGACGGTCCGATCAGCGGGTCCGCGGCGGCCTGGCCGAGCTGGCCGGGCTGGTACTGGCTTCGGGCGTCTCCGTCCCGGTCGGCTTTGCGGATGTATCCGCAGAGGCGGCAGTTGCGCAGGTCGTGGTCGATGCCCTCCTTCTCGCCCGCGTGCCACTGCCGGATGACCATTGTGCCGGTGATGGTGACCCGGTCCCCCTTCTTGAGGGTGTCCGCGATGTAGGTGTTCTCCTCTCCGAACAGGGCGGCGGACACGTACAGCGGGGCGCCGTCGTCGCCCCAGCGGCCTGTGGACTTGTCTTTCGCTCTGCGCGTGGCGCCGATGCGGAGGGAGGTGATGGGGGTGCCGGAGTGCGCGTAGTGGACCTCGGGGTCCTTGACGAGGGTTCCGGTGGTTACTGTCTCAACGGCCATGGCGGGGATTCCTTTCAGTTGATGAGGGCGGCTTTGATCTGGACGTCCTGGCGGCGTGCGTAGTCGTACGCCTGGAAGCCGGCCGCGCAGCCGGCGGGGATGAGGGACACGACCGCGGGTCGGCCGACCGACTCGACCGCGCCATGGTCTGCGCGATCGATGACGACGGGGACGTCTCCGTGTTTCTCGGTGATATCGGTGAGGTACCCGATGAGCTCTTTGGCGGTGACTACTCGGGCGGTCATTCTGCGGTGTCCTTCCTGTTGGCGTGATTCAGAATGGTGATGAAGTCCGTGACTGTCATGGTCACCCACTGGTCTCCGGCCTTGGCGTTGCCGTGGCGTTTGTGGATGACGACGCCGGTCAGGGCCCCGATGTTCGACGCTTCAGTGTGCGCCTCCCGCGCCCATTGAGGCAAGCTCATCCGGGTGACGTTCTTGCATTCAACGGCGATCTGTCTGCTGCGGCAGGCGACCCCGTACAGGTCGCCCGAGTCGGCGGCGCCGGTCTTGACCTGCCGGTCGACGCGGCAGTCTTCTAGGCGGCTGTCGAGGTGGTCGGCGATGAGCCTCTCGAATCTGGAGCCGGCGGCTTTAGCGGATCTCAGGTTGCGTCCCACGGTTCGCGCTCTCCTTCCCGGCTTGCCGGGAGTCGTGGTCGGCAATGTTGTCGGTCATGAGATCACCGCCATGGGGGCGCCGGTGGTGTCGGCGCGGTACTGGTCCCAGCCGCCGGCGCGTCCGGTCTTGACCGTGTTGACCATGAGCAGGCCGTCCGCCTGCTCGTAGCCGATGCCGCCGCCGGCGATGACGGCGACAGGAGTGTCGTTGCCGTACCGGAACGCGGCGTCCTGCAGCTGTCCCATGAGGCGCCCGATGGTGAGGGCGCCGGCTTCGTGGATGGCGTAGTCGCGGATCGTGGCTCCGGTGCCGGTGGACCCGAATCCGCCCTGGCCGCGGTCCGTGTCGTCCTCCACGACGCCTTCCTCCGTCTCGACGGGCGGCTGGGAGTGGATGATCAGTTGGCAGATCCGCTCCTCGGCGGTGATCGGTACCGGCTCCGCGAAGGCGATCACGGGGAGTTTCAGGTTGCCGCGGTAGTCGGAGTCGATGATGCCGACGCCGTTGGGCATGGCCAGCCCTTTCCGGGCGACCGAGGATCGCAGGACCAGCTGCCCGTAGTAGCCGTCGGGGATCGCGACCCGGATGCCGAGGTCGATCGTGTGCACGGCGCCACGGCGGACGATGCGGCCCTGCCCCTCGGGGACGTACAGGTCCAGGCCGGCGTCCGTGGCGTGCGCCCTGGTCGGCGACTCGACGTTCATGACTTTCTGGAGGGTGACTTTCATGGTGGTGGTTCCTTTCAGCGTTCAGTCCACAGGGAGCGGTCTCTTCCGCGGGTGAGGTCGTGCGGGCCGGAGTGGTAGGAGTCGATTTCGTTCTCCTCCCAAGCGAGCGGCGAGTGGCCGCCGGCAACGACGGCGGTTTTGTGGGCGGCTATGGAGGTCTTGTTCGGGGGGACCGGACGGCATTGGAGTCGCTGCCATGCGCAGGCCAGGCGGAGTCTCGCTTCGGGGTCGACGTACTCGCCCGCGCGTCCCTTCGCGACCGCGCGCGGCGTGACGCCTGCCATCCGGGCGATGCGGTGCTCGTCGTAGCCGATCCACATGAGTGACAGGAGCCGCCGCTGCAGCCCGATCGGGGTGACGAGGGTGATGGGGATCGCGGTCACTGGTCGCCCTCCGGGTTCTTACCGGCCTGCCAGGTCGTGAGCACGGCCTCCAGGGAGTCGGGGTCGTCCATGCTGGCGCCCCCCTCCTGGGCTCGCTTCCATACGTCGCCGGGGCTGGCGCCGGTCTCCTTGCAGTAGTCCATGAGCATGGTGCGGGTCATGTTGCGGAGGGCTCCCTGTTCGGAGGCGGGCTCGGGGTTCGGGGCGGGGATCGTGGCGGGGCGGTCGGGGATGATCCCGGCTTCGTGCTTCCGTTCGGTAGGGGGCGGAACGTCCTTGGGGCCTGAGGCGTTCTCGGCGATTCTGCGGGCCTTTCCCTGGGCGCCCGCCCTGTTGGCCGCCTCTGTCTCCGCGGGGCGCTCCAGCGGCCTCCGGGGTTCGCTGGTGAGCTCTTCCGCGGTGTACACGTTCCCGGCGAGGGCGTCCGACGCGCCCTGGCGGCACACTTCGGTGATGGCGCGGGCTCGGAGCATCTGCCGGGGGTACTGCGTCCACGGTCCTCGGTTGCCCCACAGGCCCGCCTCGCGGGCTTTCTTCTCGTTCCAGGTGACGGTGAACTCGTAGTCGGGGTCGTCCGCGCGGACGATGCTGGCGGTGACGCTGTTGCCCTCTTCGTGGATGCGGAGCTTGTGGCCGGCCCGGCGGACGATGGCTCCCATGAGGTCGGCGGACATGGTCATCTTGCCGCGGGCTACGACCATGGATTGCATGACCTGGGTGTAGGGGACGCCGAGTGCGTCGCCGATATCCATCGCCCAGATTATGTCGGCGGGCTTGCCGCGGTATTCGGCGGGGATGAGGGATGACTGGGAGACGATCTTCGCGTGTTCGATGCGGTCCATCAGAGGGCTCCTTTCATTACTGTTCCGAGGAGGGCGGCGGCTACGTCGGCGGGGTGCGAGTCGCATTGGTAGGGGACGTCGGCGTGGGAGCGTCCCGCGCGGATGGTGACCCCGGCTTCGCCGACTCGGGCGGAGAGCAGGTCCTGCCGGTCGGTGAAGATGAACAGCCGGGCCGGGTCTGCGTCTACGAGCGGCTCGTCGATGATGAACTGCGGGCCGGGGTGGTGGCGGAGGCAGCATTCGGCGATGACTCTGGCCATGGGCGCCCTGTCCTGTCTGGGGGCGAATCGGCCGATCATGCTTCCTCCACGCGTGCGTCGTTGAGGGCTGTTCGGACGGTGTTGTTGATGGCGTCCTGGCTTCCGTTGGGGTCGCAGGTGTATCTGCTGCCGGCGGAGTCGAGGGCGTACAGGCCGTCATCGTCGATTGATGCGATCACGTTGCCCCTCTCGGTGCGGGCCTCGATGTAGGGGGAGCCGTGGGTGGTGCGACGGAAAGCGGCGTATTCCGTGGCGGCGAGGAGGTCGCGGATGACGGTCAGGAGGGGGAGGAGGAGGCGGGACTGCGTGAGCGGCGACATGGGCGGCTCCTTTCAGTTGGTGGGCTTGATGGCGGTGAGAATGTCGGTGATGGCTTCGCGGGCCTGGGACAGGTCGCGTTTGGAGGCGGGCCAGCGATGGCTGCGGGTGATCGCCCAGGCGGAGAAGTCTGAGTTCCGGCCTTTCTCAATGTGGATGGCGCCGGGGCCGTAGTCGATCTCCGCGACCTCGGTGCCGTCCGGGAGCGTCCCGGTGATGGCGGGGGCCCCGCCGGCGAGGAGGTCGGAGAGCCGTTCGAGTAGGTAGGTCGGGGTCATTTCCCGCGCCTCCTGCTCGCGGAGGTCGCCCGACCGCGGTGACGTGCGGGCGTAGTCCAGCATGGTGGTCAGCTGCTCGCTCATGGCGTCCGTGTCGCCGTCCGCCCAGGCGCCGCCGCCGGGCTGCGAGTACCAGACGTACATGCCGCCGTAGTCGTAGATGTTGGTCTTCCTGGCGGTGCCCTCGACGGCGATCATCCGGTCGCCGAAGTCGTCGGACTCGGTGATGGTCGCGGACTCACCTTCGTGGAGGAGCGGGGAGAGGGCGTTGAGGATGTATTCGAGTGTCATGTCGAGGCTTTCAGCTGTGGCGGATATTGATTGTTCGGATCCTCCCTGTGGAGGGGTCGGTGTAGTGGGTGTTCTTCCAGTCGGCGGCTTCGATCTGTTCTATCCAGCGCTTGAGGGACGCCGAGTACTTCTTGGCCGACCGGCCTCGTTTGGCGGGTGCGGTGTTCTCGGGGATGTTCATGGTAGTGGGAGGTTCCTGAGGATCTGTTCGGCGTCGGCTTCCGTGTCGACGTGGGTGAATGAAGGCGTCCGGGGGGTCGGGCGGTTCGAGGAGGCGACCACGATGCGGAGGTCGTCGCCGATGACCGCGACCCCGCGGTTCGGGATGATCGCCGACCATCGGATGGCGTCTCCGAAGGGGGAGTGGACGGTTACCGCTTTGGCTTCGGCGGCCCATCCGCGGCGGCTGACGTCGCGGGCGATGCTGTTGGTGAGCTCCTGGGCGGTGGGCGGCTTCTTCCGGTGGAACATCAGTCGTTCTCCAGGCGGAGGAAAGCGCAGACGATGCGTCCGGCGTCCGACCATCGGGTCGGGTACGAGACGTGCGTGCCGGTGGCCGACGCGTAGGTGAGCCTGTCGTGGTGGACGGCGACCTTGGCTGTGCAGTCCGTCCGGCCGGTGGCGGCGATGGCCACGATCGCGGCTTCCGGTAGGCCGGCCTGTCCGACGCGTGTGGCTACTGCCCCGTAGCCGATGGTGTTCAGGCGGATGCGGTCGGCGATCTGGGTGGCGATGCTGTCTTGGGCGGATGGCGGCAGGTACATGGGTTGCTCTTTCTGTGGGGGGGTTAGGCGTTGGTGCTGCGGAGGATGGCCTTCCTGCGGTTGCTGGACCGGGTCGCTTTGATGGCGACCGGCAGGGCGATGACCAGCGAGGGGATGGTGGCCGGTCCGACCGTGCCGGCGAGGAGGCCGGCGATCGCGCCGATGACGGCGATGATCGAGAGGGTCGCGATCCAGGTGATCAGGGTGGTGGTTGCGCGGCCGGGGAGGTTGGTGGCGGTGTTCATCGGGGTTCTCCTTCGGGGGGGGATGTTTCGTTGTCGCGCTCAGTCTCTCGCGTTTCGTGTGGAAGGTCAAGGGATGGTCGGGTGGTGCCCGCCACAGTCGCGGGCGCGGGCGCTGCCGTCCTTCGTTCTCCTTGCTCTTCCCGTGCTGGAGGGCGCGGGGGGACCTCGGTCCCGGGGGTGTTCCCGCGCGCGCGTCCCGTACGGGACTATGACACCAAAGGGGAGATATTCAGGTAGTAGGTAGTAGATGCCTGTGGATATGTGGACAGCCCCGTTTTTCGTTGCGGTGGTGCGGCGGGCTCGTCCACAGGCGGGTGTGGGCAAAGTTGCATGCACATGTGAATCACTTGTAGGTACAAGTACTTTCCCACAGGTTGTCCACAACTGATCCACATGGTTTCCCACAGGGTTGTCCACAGGGGTGGAAGGGGGAGGCTGGGACTGACGTCCTATCGCCGGGCGGAGTTATCCACAGGGGGTGGTCTAGTCTGCGGGTACCGACTACCACCGTCATCGGAGGACTGCATGACTCGCACCCTTTCCTTCCTCGTGGGCGTCTCCGCCGCCCTGGCCACCGTCTGGACTCTCACCCAGTTGGTGGTCGCTCTCGCCGTCGGGGAGATGAACGTGATCTCCCTGGTCGGCTGGGGCCTGGCCTCGGCGATCCTGTGGGCCCTTCTGCGGCCTATCAGGTGGGCCAGGGCCCATGGCGCGCGCCCCGGGTTCCATCGCCGCTGAGCGGCTCTGAGAGCCTCTCAACCGGGGGTCCGGCACGCCGGTGCCGGGCCCCTTTCTTCGTGCCCTCCAACCGGAACGGTCCCGTCCTGTTCCGTCCTGTCCGGCCGGCTGCGGCGGCCCGGCAGTGCGGGGCGCCCCGGGGCGCTCGGGCGCGGTCGCGGGGGGACGGCCCCGTACCCGCTCGTCCCTTGTCCTGTCATACTGCCCGGCATAACCGGAACGTATGCGTCCCACTTACACTAGAACGTCAGTCGGTTAACGTTTTAACGTGTGAGTTCACCCACTGGTTCCGGGGGTCTGGGAGGCTTCGTCGTGTACTATGGGGGGAAAGGGGGGTGACGGAGAGCCCGACCGTCCAGGTCGGCCCGCCCAACGGGAACGACACACCCCGCCAAGAACAACCCCCCGACACGGACACAACCCGCGGAGCCCGCAACCGCGGAACAACCCCCGACGAACACGCGACCTAACCTGAACGACCAACGAGAACAGCAACCATTCCCCCAGGTTGAGAACAAGACGACCAGAACACCACCAGCGAGACAAGCCACCCGCAAGACCAGCCCACCCCCTCAGAAAAGAACTGCAACCGGCCCGACACCCCCGGACGACAGACGCCACCGCCCGACAGAGGGACGACCCGAACCAAGAACCACAGCACACCAAGCGGCCGGGGGGGGAGTTAAGGAGGGGTCTAAGGGGAACAGACCCCGACCCCCTCCAACCGCCCGCGCCCCGGGAACCGGGACCCGCCGGCCGAACACCTCCACCCACCAGACACCCCAACCCCGGAACCCAACCCCACCCGGAAACCTGACACCAGATCCAGGACCCCCACCAGCCTCCAACCACCCCACCACCCGCACCCCACCAGGTACCCTGCACACATGCCATGGGCCACGTCCAACCGACGCCAACGCTTGCCAACGAACTGGAACAAACTCAGGAAACAAGTTCTCACAAAAGCAAAATACAAATGCCAAGGCCTCGACCCGGTAGCCACCCCACCACCCACCAGTAAGGAGACAGTAGAGGGGCACCGCCGGTGGCACCACCCCGCATGCACCATGCGCGCAACAGACGTCGACCACATTAACGCCGGAGACAACCACGAACTAAGTAATCTCCAAGCCCTGTCGCACGCATGCCACACAGCCAAGACCACACACGAGAACGCGGCAGCCAAGGCACGCATACGCGCCGCAGCCGCACGCGAACAGCCGCCACACCCATGCGCGCGCGCAACACAAACAAACAAAAAAGAAAAACAAAACAAAACAAAAACCAAAACAAACGAAAGCGAAACCCGAACCGAAACGCCGCGACGCGAAACTTGGAACTGAAAAAAAACCGCGCCGAAAAAAACGAAGCCGCCCCCTGGCGGTGACTCCCCTCCCCCCGCACACGAAAGACCGGGGGAGATAGCAATCACGGAGTGGCATGCTCGGAACGACAGCGTTTGGGGTGACGGCGGACACTGTGGGCGCGTGCGTGGCGGCACCCTCCCGGCCTCGTAGTCTTGTCGTAGGCGGCCGACCGGCCGTCGGGAAGGAGAGGCATGGGGGTTAACTCCATTGCTGCATCCCAGATGCAGTACTGGTGCCAGGCCGGGCCGGGGAAGCCGCAGGGCGGGGCTTACTCGGTCGGCTACTCGCAGCCTGATCGCTTGTTCTCGTACCGGGACAGCGACGAGGATGGCTGGCTGCGGCGCGACTCGAACATGGACTGCTCGTCCGCGGTGCGGGGGGCGATCAACTACGGCCTTCACAAGGCGTGGGGGTACGGCTGGGGGGATGGTCGGCTGCTGCCCGAGTCGACGTGGACGGGGTCGATCCGTTCCGAGCTGACGTCCCGCGGCTGGTACGAGGTGCCGTGGTCGGACGCGTCCTTGTACCCGGACGGCGGTTTCCAGGATGGTGACGTGGTCCTGTCGGAGGGTGCTTCCGGCGGGGTCGGCCATGTCGCGATGGTTGTGCCGGACGGCCTGGCTGAGGCGTGGATCGCCGAGGACGGCACGATCGATGGGTATGTGGGCGACCAGACCGGGTCTGAGACCAGGGTCGGCGATTATGCGACTCACGTGTACACGCGCGGCGGCAGGTGGACGCACTGCTTGCGCTTGGCTGAGGGCGGTGACAGCCCTTCTGGCGGCCGTTCTTCGTCGTCCGGGTACTCGGGTAGGACGATCGCGAATATGGGCGCTCTTGTGGCTGCTGCGGACGCTGCGGGGCTGCCCAGGTGGGTGGCTCTCGGCTTGGCGGAGCAGGAGTCGAACGGTGAGAACGTGTTCGGTCATGACGCCGGGGGCGCCTACCAGGGCGGCGGCGAAGTCACGGAGGCGAAGTTCCGTGATTTCTACGCGCAGATCAGCGCCGGCGCCACGTCGAACGGCGTCGGTCCGACCCAGGTGACGTATCCGGGCTACTTCTTCAACGACCCGGATCGGGCCTGGTGGGACCCGCGGGCTTCGTCGGAGGTCGGCTTCGGCATCCTGGCGGGCTACTTGGGCGGCGACTACTCGTGGGACTCTCTGTGCAGGGCCGGATCCACGTACAACTGCGGTAACCCGGACGACCGTTATGAAACGTACGGGCAGTCTTTCGCGTCCCTGGCTTGGGCGTGGAAGGATCAGCCGCTCGGCGACTATGCCGGCGGTGGTGTGTCATCTACTGATGAGGAGCTGGAAATGTCTGCTGCTGTTGATCTTCTCACTGAGATCCGCGACTCGCTGCGCGCCGGGAAGGAGGGGGACCACTACGCCGGCGACATGGCCTGGTACTCCGGGGCGATTCGCGATGAGCTGCGTTCTCTGAACTCGAAGGTGCAGGTCATCTCCGACGCCGTCACCCCCGGTATCGCGGGCGTCAAATTTGACGGGGACCTGTACAACGCGGTCAAGGAGACCAGGAAGTCTCTTGCTGCTATCGAGCAGCGCTTGAATGTCCGGCAGGACGGCCAGAACGCCTCCGCTGACTCATGATTGTTCTTTTCGCCGTTGCTGTCGCCGTCCTGGGCGCCTACTGGGTCGGCTTGTGCGAGGGTGTTGAGAACGGTTACCCGTGGGAACGAATGGACAAGGAGAAGAAGAATGAACCTGACGCCTGAACAGTCCGCGACCCTGACGGCGGTCGCCGCGATCGCGTGGCCTCTGGTCCAGGCGGCCCTGGATAAGCCGTACTGGACGGCCTCCCGTCGGCGGGCGGTCGCCCTGGTCGCGATTGCCGTGATCGCGGCCGGCACCTGGCTCGCGGGCGCCTACCCGGCGACCGTCGAGGCGGCCGCCAGTCAGGTCTTGTCTGTCGCCGGGCTCGTCCTCGGCGCTTTCAACGTCCTGAAGTCCGTGAAGATCAACGGGATCAGCATCCTGGATTGGGCCGGTATCGTCACTCCTGGCGGTGTCGACCTGCGGAAGACGGAGGGCGGGGCCCACAAGGCCTGACCCGCCCCGGCCTGCGGCCCGGCGGCCGTCCCGCGTACCCTGCGGGGCGGCCGCCGGTGGTTCCTGACGCTATGATTGGAGCGAGTTACGATCGAGGGAGAGTGAGATGCCGCAGAAACCGCCGCCGCGGCTGAGTAAGTCCGCCCGCCGCTTGTGGGATGGCATCACAGCCAAGTGGGAGCTTCGCCCGGACGAGGTTCGTTTGCTGGAGGACGCCTGCCGGGAAGCGACGATCCTCGACAGGATCGAGAGGGAGCTCGCGGGCGCTGATTATGTGATGCCCGGGTCGCAGAGGCAGTTGCGGGCCCATCCGCTCCTGTCGGAGGTGCGTCAGCATCGTGTGGCGATGGCGCAGCTGCTGTCGAGGCTGAACCTTCCGGACGAGGAGGCGGACGCCAGGGCGCGGGCCTCCAGGTCCGAGCATGCGTCTGTTGCGGCGGCCGGCAGGTGGGGTTTGGCTCGTGGCCAGGCGTCGTGAGCGGAAGGCCGCCGCCGGAGATGATCCCCGTCTGCTCGCTGAGATCCGCGCCTACTACGAGGGGCGCCTGAAGTCCCGTCCGGCGGCCCTGCCGGGGGCGGGCGGCATGTTCCCGGCGGTTGCGCACGGCCCGGTGTGGGCTTCGGAGAACGGCGGCTGGCTGCTGCCCGAGCGCACCGTCGGCTGGGATGTAGCCTGTTGGGCGTCAGCGCACCTTGCCGGGCCGGGCGGCGGCCCGTTCCTGTTCACGGATGAGCAGCTCAGGTTCGTGCTCTGGTATTATGCGACGGACTCGGCCGGGAGATTCTTGTCGCCCACGGTGGTTCTGCAACGGTGCAAGGGGTGGGGCAAGGACCCTCTGGCCGGCGTTATCGCCCTCGCGGCGCTCTGCGGCCCATCCGTCCCATTTGTGGGGGAGGACGGTGTGGTGCGCGGGCGTCGCGAGGAGTTGCCCTGGATTCGTCTCCTCGCGGTCTCCCAGCAGCAGACGGAGAACACGATGGGGGCGATCCGCGCTCTAGCGCCGCCGGATGTTCGCGAAGATCTCGCTCTCCGAGTGGTAGCGACCCTGGTCCGCCCGACGGACGGGAGAGCGGGATTCATTACCGCGATCACGTCGAATCCCGATGCGGCCGAAGGGGCGCGCGCCACCCTGACCGTGTGCAATGAAACGCAGAACTGGACGCGGTCGAATTCGGGTATGGCGATGATGGGTGTCGTCCGCGGAGACGCGGCGAAGTCACCGCCGGAACGGCAGGCCCGGGTCCTGCACATCTGCAACGCGGCTCGAGTCGGCGTCGAGTCTGTAGGGCTGTCTGTTCGTGAAGGCTGGGAGGAGCACGGCGGTAGGGATGCCGGTCTCATGTACGACTCGCTCGAGGCGCCCCCCGATGCGCCGCTGACGGCGGAGGCCGCGCCCGAGGTCGTCGAGTCGGTCCGTGGTGACGCGTCCTGGCTGACTCCGGACCGAATCGTCCAGGACATTATGGACCCGTCCACGCCGCCGTCCGAGTCGCGCAGGAAGTGGTACAACCAGGTAGTCGCGTCCGAGGACGCGTGGCTGACCCGCGAGGAGTGGGATTCCTGCTTCGACGGGGAGCTGCCCGCGTTGGAGCCCGGCGACGAGGTGGTGGTGTTCTTCGATGGCGGCAAGTCCGACGACTCGACCGCCTGCGTGGCTGTTCGCGTCAGCGATGGCGCCCCGTTCGTGGTCGGCGTGTGGCAGCGTCCTCCTGACGCTCGAGCTCACAACTGGGTCGTTGATCGGGACGCGGTCGATGAGCGCGTCCGCGACTTCTACGAGCACCACAACGTGGTCGCCCTGTGGGCGGATCCGTCTCACGCCGTCGAGGATGAGAGCATGGAACAGTTCTGGGACTCGGTCGTGGACGGCTGGCATCGTGACTACGGACGTCGGCTCCGTCTTAAGGCCGGCCCGGGGCACTCGGTGAAATGGGACATGTCTTCTCCCGCGAACCAGAAGGCGTTCGTCCATGCCGTGCAGGTCACTACCACCGACGTGGTCGAGCATGCGTTCGTCCACGACGGCGACGCCAGGTTGCGCGCCCATGTCCTCCACGCTGTTCGCTATCCGACCCGGTTCGGCATGTCGATCTCGAAGGACGGTCGGGAGTCCCGCAAGAAGATCGATTTGGCTGTTTGTATGATCGGCGGTAGGATGATCCGTAACATGTGGCTGAATAGCCGCCGCCGGAGCAGGGGATCGATATGGTGAACGGACCGTGGGACGACATTGCAGCTCGCCGCGACGAGGCGAGGGCGCTCGCCGCTCAGCGCCGTGAAGAGATCGCCCCCGGGGCGTCCACGCGGACCGCTGCCAGTGGCCCCCTGTACGGGGTCGACTCGGACAGGACTGACGCCACGAAGCGGCGCCTGAAGGCCTTGTCGCTCGGCCCTACCCTGGGCCTACTGCTGGACACGCTGGCTCGGCAGATAGTCGCCGATGGCATCTCTTCCGACCGTGACGACCAGGGGTCTGCCAGGCTTTGGGCGCCGTGGGAGGCGTCGGGTATGCCGTCTAGGCAGACGGCCCTGTGGCGCGAAGCTCTTATCGATGGCGCCGCCTACGCTGCTGTCCTGCCGTCGAGCGGCCCTTCTGTGCTGCCGTTGCCGGCCTCCAGGATCGCCTGTGATTGGGGAGGTGCAGAGGCGAACGAGTGGCCCGTCGCGGCCGTCGTGCTGCGCGGCGATGGCGCCCCGTGGCGCTACTTGACCGCTACTGAGGAAGTCGACTGCAGGACTGGCGTCGTTCTCTGGTCCGGAGGTCTGCGGCATTGCCCTGTCGTGCGTGTCGCCCCCTACCAGGCGCTGGATGGTGAGTGTGAGTCCCTGGTGGACAGGCTGCGTCTTCCTGCCCGCCGCTACATCAAGACAGTGCACGACCGTCTCCTCGTTCAGCATCACAACTCGTGGCGTGTTCGTACTGCGACCGGCCTCGCTGACCCGGGTTCCCCAGAGGAGGCGGAACGGCAGAAAGCCCTCCTGGAGCATGGTGACGTGCTGACCGGCGGGGAGGGCGTGCAGTTCGGGTCGCTGCCTGAAACGAACCTGCAGTCCCTGCTCGACGCCGAGAAGAGCGACCTGGGGACGTTGGCGGCGCTCGCGTCAGTGCCGTCCTGGGCTCTGTCGGGGTCGCAGCTGGTCAACCTGAGCGCTGACGCTCTCGCTGAAGCTAAGGCCGCCGAGCGTGCCCACCTGCAGGCGCTCACGCGTGCTTTCGGGCGCCCCGTGTGCAATCTCGTCCGTCTGTGTGCCGCCGTGGACGGGCGCCGCAACGACTCTGAGGACACTACGCTCTCTGTTGACTGGCGGGACACGGAGGCTCGTTCCCTGTCGCAGGCCGCCGACGCTCTCGGGAAGCTGTCGCAGACGCTTGGGGTGCCCGCGGCCCTGTTGTGGGATCGCATCCCCGGCGTGTCGCCGTCCGAGGCTGCCGGCTGGCGCGAGTACGCGGACAGCCACCCCGACGCGCTCACTTCGTACACGCAGGCGCTCGCTGGCGCCGACAACCCTGGCAAGGTCGCCGCCTTGGAGGAGGAGTGACCCTTATCGGCGACCATCGTGTCGCCGTTGGGGCGCTCGCCACTAAAGCCCGTGACTCCGCTGTTGACCTGTTCGACGTGGTGCTCGACCCGGGCGATCTGGACGCGTCGTCCGCGGCGTGGGCGTCCCAGACGGCGTCCGCCCTGCGAGGCGCTTCATCGGGTGTGGACCGGGAGGCTGCCAGGTATTTGGGCGCCTGGGGTCGTGAGCGTGGGCGCCGCATGGGGTTTGCTCGGCCGGCCCTCGCCGACTCCTCTCTCGACAGGCAGCTGATGCTGTCGGGGCCGATCCGCATAAAAGCCCTTGTGGGGAATGGCGTGGATCGCTCCGCGGCGGTCGTAGATGCGCGCCGTCGTGTGGGCGCGACTGCGATGAAGTCTGTGCGGGACCGCGACCGCCTGGACGTTATCTATTCTTGTCGGAAGCAGCGTGTCCGCTGCCGTCGCGTTACTGTCGGGAGGACGTGCGCTTTCTGTTGCATGCTCGCGGCTCGCGGCCCCGTGTACACGAAAGATACCGCCGCTTTTCAGGCGCACGTCTACTGCGACTGCACGTACGAGCCTGTCGACGTGCCGAACTCGAAATGGAAAGCGACAGAAGCGTCCGACCACGACCTGGAACTCGTGGCCCTGTACGATGAGGCTGTGGCCTCGCAGAAAGCTGCCGGCGCCAGCGGGCTCAGCGACCTCCTGGCCCGCATGCGCCGGTCCGGCGATGGCCTACTGTCGGACGGGGTGAGCTAAACTATCCGCAGCACTACGTCAGGAGACGAAATGAGAAACAACTCCAGAAGCGTTCGTGGCGTCGGCGAGGGCGCGAAGCCTCAGCCGGGCGCCTCGGAGACCAGGCAGGGCTCTCCCGCCGCTCAGACTGAGCCGAACGCGAAGCCTCAGCCGGGTGCGAAGCCTGTGAGTGGCGCGCCCGCGAAGCCCGCTGACGCCGGCGAGGCGCCCGAGGAGGCGGAGGCGCCCGAGGAGG